AATGTTGGATGGCTTGATTTAGATGGTGATTGGAATCAAAAACATAAAGAATTCTTCTTTGGTGGTATTATGGGTAAAATAAAAAATAGAGGTGCGCATAATATAGGACGTTTGTTAAGTAATAGTATATGGGGTAATGGAACTGGATGGGGTAGGGGAATGCCGAGTGGTGTAAACCCATACTGGATATGGGATGACAGAAACTATATGGGAAAAAGTTATTCAGATTATTTATATTATTTTTATAATAATCCAAATAGTCAAATGAATGCTAAAATATATATTTGTGCTGATGATAGCGTAAAAACCGAATTGAATGGGGTCGAAGGGGCTATGGATACAGGCGGCCCCGTGACCAAATCGTTTAATATAACACTAAAAAATGGATTGAATATTTTTAAATTTCGTGTACTTAATACTGGCGGTCCAGGTGGGTTATTAGTTGCAGTGACTCCAGCAAATTCAACTACACCATTATTCATATCTGACGCAGGAGATAGAAATTGGGGTGTTTCGTCCACATCATATTCTTATGCTTCATTTAAGAATGACACAAAGTTAAATACTGAAAATATAAAATATTTTGGGGGATATAATCATAATACGAATGGCGCTTTAAGTAAATATATTAAATGCGATAAATTTATTGGAGGAGATATTAATACGCAAAGTATAACTGCTAGTTATGGTCGAAATTGTAGTAATATTCAAGTAAAACCATTAACGGCGAGGTATGTAAAAGTAAAAATGATGACTAATACTAATCAATCTTGGTTACAAATGTCGCAATTGGCAATATGGGGTTATGAAAATGGAAAATTGACTAATTTGGCTTATAAATGTAGAACAACCCAACCTGGAGATATCAGAGTTAAATCATTCTGGCCGCATTGGCGACAAACTGGTTCTAATGGGTGGTCTAAACACCCTCATTTAAATCATTTAGTTGATGGAAAATTAAAACCAAAACCTTATTACCATGGATATCATNCTGGACACTCTAAAAATGGAGAAGGACACAACTATGATTTTGTTTTATTNGATTTAGGTGCTTCTTATCCTATAACAAAANTNGTTTATTATAATCGCGGCGATTGTTGTCAATTCCGAGCAAAAGGAATGCAAATTAATTTATATACTACACAACCACCGATTAGTGGAATAAATCAAACAAATGATGGTGGATTATTAAGCCCACCGATAATATTAACGGGCGATGCAGTACAAGAATTTAATGTAAAAAGTAATAATACTGGTGGAGGTGAAATTGATGTTGATTGTAGTTCGCATACAGAAATAACACCATCCATGCCAGCTGCTTGTAGAGATAAAATACTTGAAGATACTGATAATTATTCCATTACTGGTGGAAATAATGGAACTGTATCTTGTGATAGATTTTGTNGAGGATGGAAAGGCACACAATGGCATCCTAATTTTNCTGGAATGAAAGGTTGGAAAGGAGCCAAATGTGTTGCTGGTGGCAGTAATCTTGATAAACCTTGTGCTTATACGCAAGGATCTCATACAAAATGTATTTGTAAACGAGATGATAGTTTAGGATGGGCGCAATAAATATTGATTATTTACTAAAGGAAAAAAACCCATATTTAGAAATAAAAAATAGTATAATACACGTATAAGGTTTATATAAAAATAATCTACTTTTATATAAATGAGTTATTATGTAGAACCAAATAATTGGACAAAACATATACCCAATACAATTACTTCAGATAATGGTTCATATTTATTTGAAATTTCTAGAGATCAAGAAGACCCAGCTGTAGGGTGTTTAAAAGAATTTAGAGCAAAATATAGATGTGGGCGAAATGATGGACCTATGAAATCAGTTAGAGTAGCCAAAGAAGCTGGTGGCCGAGAAGCGAAATTTAATTGTTCAAAAGAATATGAATTATGTAATAGTGTAAAGTTAGTATTAGATAATAATGGAAGATTAACATTAATGGATGGGGGAAATAAAGAATTATGGACTAATAAAAAGGATAATCTTAATATACCCGAATCAATTCCTGTAGATGAATATAAAGCAGAAAATGGGAAAACTGGAGAGAATTTTTTAAAAAGTGGAGAATTTTTAGAAATAGGTGAATGGATTGGTTCACCGAATGGGGCGTACAGATTAATTATGTCAGGTGAAGGAGTAAATAAAAAATTAAAGGTTATTTATAATAAACTTGCTTGTGATAAAGGAAGTGGACCTGATGAAGATGCTTCTAGTTTATATACCATACCTATTTCCGATAAAACGAATTTAGGTAAATTAGGTTTTATTAATCATAAAGGACAACTTCAAGTGTATGGAGATGATATGCTCGGATATTCAAGTAAGTATACACATATGGGTGAATATAATGTTACTGGTAGTAATTTAGAACTTGTGTCAAATGTAGCTACTTTGGAAGATTGTCAAACCAAATGCGGTGAATTTGGTGCTATGTCAGATACTGATCCAAATGCAGCTATAGGTTCATCGTCAAGTTCAAGCGATCAATGTGCTGGGTTTGTTTATAAAGGTGATGAACAAAAATGTTATTTAAAATCCAAAGAAGTTTTATATGGCACAAATGAAAAACGTATTATAAATAATAATTATCAATATTATTTAAGAACCAAGAGCATTGATGATAGTGATATATCTTGTCCCAGTAAAGTTGAAGATTATCGTTTTGGTATTACAACAGATTGGCCAAGTGAAGCTGGTGCTGCAATGACGCCATCAACAAAATGTGGTCTAGCAAATTATACTGAAGCAGAAAGAACTGATTTAGATGGTAAGTATAATAAATTACATGATGATATATCAAACGAAGGTGTAGTAGAACGTATTAATGAACTTGATGCTAAGCATAATACTCTTACTGGAAGATTGAATAGTGTTAAAAATTTATTGAAAAACACTTTTAGTGATTTAACGAATAGTCGTAAAGATTTGAAAGATTGGTCTGGCGATCAATTAAAGCAATTAAACGCAATGAATGAAGACAGAGATTTGAATATGATGAGTGAAAATTACAAGCACATCATGTGGAGTATTTTAGCAATTGTTATAATAATAGGAACTATTAAAATGACGAAAAAGGCTGTAGCTTAACCTTAATCTTAATCATATATTTTTCTCGAATGAATATATAATAAATGTCTAATGGTGATGAAGAAAATACTAATATAGAAGATATATTGAACCAAATAAAAGGTTTACAAGATACTGAACAATCATTAATGACGCAATTAGATATAGCAGCTAGTTCTGCTGGATTTAATTCTAGTGATCCTGAGATTACTACTCTACTTTCAAATATAAATAATATATCAGAAACACGCAAAGCATTATTTGAAGCTGTTTCTGATAAATTAGCAGTTTTACAGGAAGGTGTTTCTGATTCTCGTGTTAATTTAGTTGGACAACTTACTTTATTGAAAGTTGCTGAGTCTCAATTGAATGATGCTAAAACCAAAATGAATAGTTTAGAAAATCGAAATGATACTAAAATGCGATTAGTTCAAATAAATACTTATTATGGTAAGCGTTACGAGTTTCAGAGTAAATTAATGCAAAAAATCATAATAGTATGTATACCTTTATTGGTTTTGTTCATATTAAAGAAGAAATCAATGATACCTGAATTAATAGCGAATTATGCTATTGGTATTACTATAGCCATTGGTGCTTTTTTTATCATCCGTAATATGTGGGATATTTATACGAGAAGTAATATGAATTTTGATGAATATGATTGGAAATATGAAGACCCTTCAAAAAGTGCTCCAAGTATATGGCAATACAATAAGGATAATTTATTGAAAATTGATAATCCTTTGAAAACCTTGATGAAAAATTTAGGAATATGTGTAGGAGATGATTGTTGTGCCGATGGATTATATTTTGATAAGGAAAAACAAAAGTGTGTCATACCGAGTGATTTGCCTAATGCTAAATCTACTAGAGATAGACAAGTAATTGCTGATACCGCTGCTGCTGCTACTCCCGAAACTTTCATTACAAAAAAACAAGCTGAATTAGCGAATGCAGCCGCAGGTGGCAGCACTTCACAAGGATTTAAATCTGGCGATTTAAAAGCATCGACCTTTGCTGATTATGGTGATGATGAAACAGCCGATAATAATATCAAACCTTTTAGTCAAGAATTTGACTTTGCTCCGGTTTATTGAAAAGTAATATAATTTAAACAACTATATAATTTAAACAACTATATACTAATTTAAAAAATTAATATATATTAATACGATAATGGGTGATACTAAAACTGAAGATTTAGTTAAAAATTTAATATCTAAAGTTACAGGTTTAGCAAATGATATATCCGGTTCATTAATAGATAGAATAATATGTGCTCCTGGTACAGATTGTTATAATGAAAAACGCAATAATGCTTTACAAAACAAATGGGATAGAGAAAAAACAAAATATAATAATGCGCCTGAAGACCTAAGTCGTGCTGAAAAAAATTATTATGTTTTTAATAAAGGTGAAAACGGGGGTGAAACGAAATATAATAATATTATTATAGACAGATTTGCTACAACAGCAAAAGAATTAAGAGCAAATTCTGTTGAAAAACAACAAGATTATATGAATAATTTATCGCATATGTTAAAACAATATATAGGCGAAAAACAATTTGTATTGCGAGCAGAAGAATTATTGAAGGTAAGAGAGAAGGAACGAAGAGAATTAAATAAAAAAATTAATAAATATGAGGGGATTCTACAAACAAGTGAGCGAAAAGTTATCTATGAACATAAAGATATGGATTCACTTTACACTTATCGTCGTGTTATGTTATTTTTATATTATAGTGTTATAGTGTGTTATATTATATTTGGGAATTTTATACCTGATAAATTATATAAAAATTATAGTATATGGGCTGTAATCGTTATAGCAGTTATTTTTCCTATTATATTGAATATTTTAACTAAATGGATATTTATCCTATATGATGCGTTTTCTTATTGGTTGGCTGAAATACCGCACAAAGATGTGTATGCCGACCTTTAGGTTTGTAAAAAAAAATAATATTATTTCTTAAAATAAAAATATTATTTTTCAACTATCGTGAGAATTAGACTTATTGTATTATACATCATCAATTTCATTTCCATCATCGTCATATATGATTTCAATATTGTGCCAGCCCTTATTATACACACCAAATCGATGATTCATAAATTCTGTGATTTCTTTTCCCTTGGGTAAAGTTTTCCCATAATTCTGGATATACCATGTTTTGAATGTCTCCATCATATTTGTTTTCTTTACAATGGAACCTTCTTTGGCTCTGATATTGTCCTTGAGAAACCCAGCCATGTAGTCTTGTCCCTCGCGATGTTTATCGCTGTTGGCCATTACTGTATCACAATCTTTTACTAATCCAAGATTTTCATATGCTTTTTGGACTAATATCGACATGAATACCGGCACCCATTCATCAAATTTTTCTTCAATTTTTCTGTCTAATGGAAATTGATACGGACATTCACTTCGCGGAAATTTAATTTCATCTTCATACGGATTTTCCAAAAACTTTGACATGAAATCAATATATCTCATACGACGCCATGTTCCATCATCATTGCTTGTATCTTCAAAATCGGTATTCGTGCAGACAACCAATTTAAACATCGGTATGAAGGTAATTGTGTCCTTGAAGAGTGCACGTGCTTGAATAGGGTCAGTGCCACCAGTCAATTCTTTCATGGTCCCTTCATTGATTTTATCGCCCTTTGTCGGCTCTTGCATAACCGCATAACGAATACCATCCAGTTGAGCAACTTCCGATGAGGTGCTTCCAATTGAATTGCGCTTTGTCGTAATAAGTGTAATAGGAACAGTTCCCTTATAAGTTCCCATACACTTACCCATCAACGAAGTTAATACGGATTTCCCATTACGACCAGAACCCTTGTATACATGAAATGTTTGATTTGTATTTACACCGATCAAACACGATGATAAGTGGTCCCACATGTATTCATTCAGTTCTTTCACTGGAAATAATTGTTTCATAAAGTCGTTGAGCTCATTTACAACAGACGCATTTTTCGTAGGATTGTATGGAATATAATCAATATTGGTACATTTGGAAATAAAGTCGTCCGGCTGTCCCTTGCGATGAATACGATGCTTGAAATCGACAACACCATTTTTGAAGCATAACAGGTATGGGTTTTTATCTAACTTATTAATAAATTCCTTATCATAAAACAACTCACACGCTTCACGCATAATATTTTGTTTTGAGTTCGTTTTCTTTAACAAAGCACAAATATCATTAATTTTTTGAGCTGTTTTCATCAATTTATCACGTGCCGGATTTCCAGCATCGCCTATCGCATGAGCGCTATTCGTGATTTCACACGTTTTATTGAAATAAATATGATGCATTTCCCTAGAAATAGCTAAACGCAGTGTATTTCCAGAATCAATTTCGTGCCATCGATGATTAATGTATTCATACCAGGTTTTATTTTTAATACTAGTACATACAAATCTCTCTTTATACATATTATACAAAACACAAGCCAAATCAAATTCAAATGCAGTCGCTGTTTGAATTGTATGCGATATAAAGAATTCAATCGTGTCCTTGTGAATAATATCATACTTATCTCGAGCATCATTTTTGGACCAGTACATTATTGACCGATAGGTTAAGCAATCAGGATTATTATTCGAAAACTTAGTCCATGTCTCATACAATTCGGGCACTTGTCGCCAATCAAATTTATTATTAGGCCCTTTCAGTGTATCGCGGCAATTTTCTTGGCAGCTGAATTTTAACCAGGTTAGAAATAAATCAGGATTCGTATTGTATAAAGCCATTCCCACTCTAATCCATTTATTGTAACTACCAGGCCCATAATAATTCGCCGGCAGACTCATTGTGTATTCGTGAGTTTCTTTTGTACGGTAATCTGAAGGCCCAATATCTTCAAATAACGATTCAATCATATTATCTAGCATTTCTTCGTTAGCAATATCAGCATACACCGCTGCGTTTGATAACCCGGTTTTTGATTTTACTTTTAACTTATATTTCATACTTGGTTTACCATCTGTTTTTTTACCACCACTATTATTTTGATTTAATGTTAATTTTGCGGCCTCAAACGCATCATGAACCCCATCGGCCATTGGAAAACCCTGATATTCTTTGTATTGTGCAGATAATTTATATATATATTTTTCTGTTGAAAACTTTTCAAGAGGACATTCTTCAATTTCCCACTCTTTATTCGTGTAAGTTAATTCAAAATGATTTTTAATCGTGTAAGCCTGATTGTCTGGTTTACGCGAACCATACAATTGCCAATTCACAAACCCTTTCGTAACGCCTTCATCTAAGACGTCTTCCCAATCATTTGTAAGTGGTAAATCTTCCCAAATATCTTTTAAATCATTTAATACTTTTTTTCTTAGCAATACTTGCAATGCCTTGTGCATTTGGACGCCAATAATCATGTGAATACCATCTTTGGTCTTATTTTCAAGCATATTCACGTCTTTTTTTTCCATCACAAATACTGGAATCATAGCGCCATCATTAATATCTAATAATTCCTTGATTTTCTCCATGTAAAGCACTACTGCGTCAATGATGTGGTCTTTCGTGTGTTGCTTTGACTTGATAGACTTATCATATCGCATATCGATATCAATCATAATAGGTCCATCTTCTACTACCTGTTTTTCAGTCAAGTATTCTAGATTATTGTCTACAAATACGTGCTGATAATAATTCATCATGAACGTTTTCCAATCGCTTTCATTTATTTGATAGCTTCCGCCGAAAATATTCAACTCTTTTTTCCCTATTCTTGTATGAGTGAATCCCTCACCCTTAACAGCATTATGTGTGCGCAAATAATTTTCGAAATTATTCTTTTTAGGCGCCGCCATTTCAATGGGTTTGTATATATACCTTATAATTTTTTATTTCTATTTCAATTTAAAATTTAATATAAAATTTAATATAAAATTTAGGTTGAAATACTTATACTTACCGATTTTATGTCCTATAATTCTAATGTGATATTGGTCTCAATAATATATATATGAATATTGACATAAATATAACTAAATATATTATAAATAAATAGCAACTATGGCTTCTTCAAATAAATCGATACTTAATGATTATGAGACTGAAAACAAGGTCATTTCTATCGCAAGTGCTAGCGATGATGATATTGTTGAAGAAATCTTTGTATCTAAAGAAACAATGCGGCGCATCATTAGCGATATTAAAGAAATAAGGAAAAATCCTCTTACCGACCATGGTATCTATTACGAACACGATGAAACCAATATGTTATGCGCTAAGGCTATGGTAATCGGTCCTGCGGATACACCTTATGCCGATGGATTTTACTTATTTAAAATTAAATATCCCGCGAATTACCCTCATTCTCCGCCGTCAGTGAATTTTTGTACAAGTGATGGTGTCACGCGTTTTAATCCGAATTTATACCGAACAGGCAAAGTATGTCTTTCTATTTTGAATACATGGCAAGGGGAACAATGGAGTGGATGTCAAACGATTTCGTCAGTTTTATTGGCGATTTGCACGACGCTAAATAATGAGCCTTTGTTAAATGAACCGGGTATTAAAAAATCACATCCTGATTTTGATAGTTATAATGAGATTATCAAGTATAAGAATATGAAAGTTGCGATTTTTGATATGCTAGAACAAGTAAAAGATCCGGAACATGAACACGAATTTATCGTTTTTGCTGATAGTATGCGCGAACATTTTCTAAAAATGAAAGAAAACATTCGACAAAGAATTGAAACTGAAATAAAGGAACGCACATCGGAACGGATTTATAAGATTGGTATCTATAGAATGACGATTAAAACTAATTATGATGCGTTGCTTATTCAATGTCAGTAGTGTTTTACAAACGTCAGTAGTGTTTCTCAATATAGCCATTAGTAAAAATTGATTTAAGTGATTCTGGTTTTTTGTCTCTATTGATGGTTGGTGGGATTGGTCGTGGTGGCGGTAGTTCTGGTGGCGGTAGCGGTAGCGGTGGCTTAGGTGGCGATAACGATACTTGTTTTATATTATTATTTCCCCATGTATTTTGTTCTTTTGGCCATGTAGCATAAATAGGTTGTTCCATTGTGTAGGACGTATATATGTTATCGTCAGTCATCTTTATTAATTTATTGGTATATATTTAAATATTGAGTTTATTTTTTGGACGAACTATTATTACCCAAATCATAAACGTGAGTTTTTGGTGGTTTATAATAAGGAGTTGGTGATCTTTGTGGGGGAATAGCATATCCGTCCGCTCCTATTTTGGGCCGGTCATTCCCAAGATCATAAACAACATCTTCTTTTTTTTTTTGTTGTGATTGGTAGTTGGAGTTTCTTTTAACAAATCTTTCGTATACTGGTGGCTTCGGTTTCGATTTGACATCCAAGTATTTAGGGTATTGTTGTGGTGCGTCGTACCAAGGCCCATTCTCGTATGAATTTGACTTTGACTTTGACTTTGACTTTGACTTTGACTTTGACTTTGACTTTTTCGGATTATTCATTTGTTCATATTTTTCCACTAAACTTTTAACTCTTGGATGATCTCTATTTAAATTAGCATAATTGTGTTCACTTGAGGGTTTTGATTTAAAGCCAGGTAAATGTGCATAATCCTCCCCTCCTTTTAATTTCATCCCTCTTTTTCCTTCCGCGATTTCATTATCTAATAAAGTATCGGTACCTGGCTGAACCGGACCCTTAACTCTTTGTAAATTATCATACACTGGCGATCCTTTCTTTTTTTTCAACGTCTTCTTTTTTCCATGTAATCTTGCATAAGGCGTAGGAGAATAATTCGTAACTTTTTCATAAATATGATTTCTTTGGTTTCTCTTTTTCACGGAAGAGGGGGCGGCAGGTGTTTTGGCTCGAGAACGTTGTTTTTTAACACTTCCTCCTCTTTTCTTAAAACTTCTTTTTAAAGTCGTCCTGCATTTCTTTCCTCTTTTACAAGGTTTTTTTGTCCTCTTAGTATTGTTTATCATATTATTATTATTTATATAATAGTATGATATTTGTTTTTTTATTAAAATGAACTTCCTTCGGTATATTCCGGAATAAGCATTTGGGGTGAGCTGCGTGGTTTAAAAATACTAGAGTTGGAGATGTTCAGTGGACCATTATTTAAAGAGTCATCCGTATAATTAAATCCATATGGTCCACTATATTTTTTAGACTTATTATTATATATATTTCTTGTTATACATTGTTCTAATAACTTTCTCTTTTTCCCCCTTAAATTTATAGGATCAATATTTATATCTATTTTATTACATTCTTTTGACAATTTATTCTCTTTTTTCAAATTTTTTTTGAATTGCTTTTCATTAAATTTAGCAAATTTATAATTATATTTAGCTTTTTTAACTGCTTTATTGTATTCATCTGAAGGACTTCCTCCTCTTTTTATTAATTTACGTTTAGTATGGCGACTTCGGCGTCGTGCGTTGCTTCGGCGTTTAGTATGGCGACCTGCTTTCTTTCGTCCTTTATAAACTCTTCTAGTTTTCATATATAATATAAGATTACATTCTATTATTTTTCATTATTGAAAAAATTATGAATTAAATTTTCTTTTGATTTATTTTCGACTAATCCAGCTAAAATACTTTGTTCATATAAATGCCGTAAAACATCATTGGGTGCTTCTGACCCAGCTTTCAATAAATTTTTACTACGCAGGAAATTTTTGATTTCTAAAATATTTTTTTGTTTTAATTGTGCTTGTTCGGTTTGAACTCAGCCGATAATAATATCAAACCTTTTAGTCAAGAATTTGACTTTGCTCCGGTTTATTGAAAAGTAATATAATTTAAACAACTATATAATTTAAACAACTATATAATTTAAACAACTATATACTAATTTAAAAAATTAATATATATTAATACGAT